GATTTACCACCAAACCCAAAGTTAACTTTTACTACATTACCTTTATCATTTTTAACATATACTTTGAATTTCTTAACATCACCTTGCATCGGTTTACCCAATTGAACTTTACGTCCACGATATTCGGCTTCGTTTAATATATCATCTTCATCAATCATTGGTAAATCTAAAGGTACTTTTTGTCCTTCATATATTCCATATTCACCTAAATGAGTTTCTGTTACTTTTTCTTTATCAATACCTTCTAAATTTAAAACACCACGAGAATATAAGTATCTTGCTTCAGCCCATAAATTTAAATATTCTTTAGAACCATATGGTAAAGTTGTTTCAAATAGCGGTGTTTTAGCGTCTATATGGTATTGCAGGTTTTCAGTCATAACAATACGCGCTTTTAAATTTTCATTCAACATAGGCGCTTCAAAACACTTGGCTGTACCTTTACAACCGCAACCGCAATCAGGTTTAATTGAATTTGTTAGTAATACTTCTCTTATTAATTCTTTTAAATTATGCATGTTTATAAATATTGTTCTTCGTCTTCGGAAATATTTTTTTTATTTTTTTTAATAACAGTTAATTGGTTTTGAACTATTCTACGAGGAATAAATTCTTTTTGGATTTCATCATTATCATATAAATTAAATTTATTTTTATCGTATATTATTAAACCATTAATTGAATTTAAAAACTTTAAAAATACTTGATTTAAATCTTCATTTATTTCATTAGGATTTTTAACCCATGGATGATTTAATAATTTTTTAATTAAAACATTTTGTTCATTTATTTCTAAACCTAAATTAACAGATGTAGGTGTTCCATTTTTATCTTTAGCTATATTATTAATTTCATATTTTTTACCATCAATTTTAACATAGGGTTTATTATTATCTGTATTTTCTTCTTCTTTAACATAAGATTCTAATTCAGGAATTATTGATTGTATAGTTGATATAACACCCGTACTTATATTACCTGTTGTATATGTTGTATCATAATATTTAATTAAATCATCAATTTTATTTTGTAATGTTGGTGATTCTTTTGGTTCTTTTACTTTTTTAGCTTCTTTTACTTGTGATTTATTATCTTCATTTATTTTAGATAAAAGATCCATAAAATAATTATAATTTTTTTGGAATGTTGTATTTACTATATTTCCACTTGATGCTGTTCTAAATTCACCGTTAGATAATTCTTTAACATCATATATTTTATCACCAATTTTGATATCTTTTTCAGTAGTTCCACCAGAAACACTATCTTTTACACCTAATAAAACTGATAATTCTCCTCTTCCTAATCCTTCTTTTCTAATATTTACATAGTTTTTATATATTTTTATTATTTCATCTAAATCCGTAATTGGATGTTTTTTAAAATTATCTAAAAAACTTTTTTGATCATTAGGGTGAGCATTAAATATTGTTTCAATTTCTTCTACAAGATTTGGTTTTAAATTTGTTTGTGTTAATAATATATTTTTACAATCATCAAATGTTAGTGGTTTTTTATTTTCATTTAATGTATTAACTCCTAATTCACCTAATATTGATTCCAATAACAAAACATCCTGTTCATTATTCATGTCAGGATATCCTTTTGGAAATTTATAACTGTATTTTTTAAAAAAATTATCTAATACGTCCATTTATTTAGTTTCGGTTTCAATTTGTTTTAAATTATTAAATATTTGATTTAATAAACTATCATCATTTGTTTTAATCATTGCTATCATAATATCTGCTAGTATTTTATTAGCAGCTGGATTTAATGCTTTTCCTTGTTTTACTAAATTAATAGTAGTAGAAAACTTAGACGGATCAAAATTTGCTACTCCTAATTTTCTAAATAATTCATTTTTTATAGTTCCTTGTACTGCAGGAGGAGGAGTAGTAGCTTCTGTTAAAATATTATTAATTTCTTCTTTAATTAATTGTTTTAATTCTGATTTTTTCATTTTTGTTTCTTTTATTCCTGAAATTGTTCGTCCTGAATATGTTGATTTAAGATAATTTACCATTTTAGCATTCATATTAAAATCATCTTCTAAAGGTTTAGAGTCAGATTCATTCTCAATAGTTTTAGCCATAGCTTGCATAAAACCATTTTCAACAGTATCATCAACAATTTGAGACATTTCATCGTCTATATCTAATTTATCTAACCAAGTATTTGTTTTTTTAGTATCTGGTTTTGATATAGCAGTTCTAATAAAATCAAAAGCTGTTTTAGCATTTGATGCTCCTGGTATTAAACCTAATACTTGATCTAAAGCAAATTCTTTTCCTTTAGAAATTATTTTTTCTCCTTTTTGTTTTGTACTAATACTATTAATAAGTTTTTTTAAATCACCGTATGTTTTTAAATCAATCATTTATTTATGCTTCGGCTGGTGTTTCTTCAGGTTCTGGGATTTCTTCTGGAGTTACTTCTGCTGGTTCTTCTTCACCTGTTAATGTATCAGGTGTTTGTGATTCTTCTTTTAAACCATAAGATAATATTCTAGATATTGATTCGGCTGCTGATTCTTCTTCACTTAAATTTAATAAATAATATTTTTTACCTTCGACTTTAGCTATCCAACTTCTTTCAGTATAAATTAAATAAAAATTTTCACCATTTCCAAGTACTATTCTAAAAGTAGTTGGACGTGGAGCTACCCATTGAATATCTGTTAAAAATATTTCGTATTGATTAGTTAATAAATCAACAATTACTTTTTTTAATTCAGGAAATTTACCTAAAACAGGAAATTTTAACGCATCAAGAGACACATCGTTTCCTTTATCTAAATCAACTGATTTAGATGCTAGGGCTTGTTTAGCTAATGTTTTAATTTTATCTCTTAATTCTGATTTAGTCATTATTTAATGTCTTATGATTTTTTAATACCTACTTTAGTGTATTTACCCCAAACAGCTGTTCTAGTTTTACCGTTTTTTTCTAATGTAACGTCAACTTTTCCACTTGGAGTTTTTGCACCCGATGATACTGAAACTACTGTTTCTCCACTACCTAAAACGTCTCCTTTTTTTAGAGATCCAGCTTCTACTGAATTTGAAGGTGCTTTATAACTAGATTCTTTTAATTTTTTAGCTATAATTTCTGCTAATCCTTTTGCGTTTTTAATAGCTTTATCTTTTACTCCTTTGTATTCTTCTTCAGATGATTCTATTTTACCATCACCATCATAATCTTTTTTTGCTTTTTTCTCGTAAAGTTCTTCAATTTCACCTTCTTCACCTGTTAAATAATCACTAACAGATTGTAAATAATCTTGTGCTTTAGTTAATTTAGATTGTACCCAAGCATCTAATTGCTCGTTGTTATCAATCATATTCATTAATTTAGAAGCATTTGATTGAATTGATTTTAACTGAGAATGAGCCATATCAGATTCATCATCACTTTGTTTCCAATCATCTTCATTTATATCTCTTTCTGATATGTATTTTTTAGAATCAATTGTTTCTTCTTCTAATTTAAAGTTTTCTTCTTTATATCTTTTATATAAAGCCATTCCTTCTTCACCAGTTTTAGAGATTAAGTCTTTTATGTTTTTTGCTTCTTGACTACCTTCTTTATATACACGATTGTCATCAGACATCATATAATACCAATCATGTGATTTTAATGCTGATTCTAGTTGGGATAATAAATCATTACTTTCTTCTTTCATTAATGATTTTCTTACTAATTCTTTTATGTCTTGTTGTTTCATGTTTTCTATATGTTTTTTTGCGGATTTTACTGCTCTACCTGTTAATACTTTTTCAGCATCTTTACCATAACGTTTTACTAATTGTTGTTTATTTTTTAGTAAATTATTGATATATTCTTGACGTTTCTCTAAGAACATTTCTGTGTACTTATTTTCAATAACAGGAGAGCCCTTATCGGAAGATAAGAACTCTCTAATTACTGTTTTAAGTTTGTTTTGATTCATTATTTTGCTTTGTCTTCAGCAAGCGATGCTTTTCTATAGTCGTTAGCTAAAGCTTTAACTTCACCTGCAATTTTACGTGCGCGACCATGAGCGGCTTTAGCAGTTTTAGCGTTTTCAGCTTTTAATTCTACTAATAATGACTCGATTTTTTCTAATAACTCTGTTGTATTCATATTTGTTTGTTTTTATTGTTTATTTATTTTGTTCAAAAGCTGATTTAGACATAATAAAAACTCTAGCTTCTGGATTATCCCAATATCTAGCACCAATATTATTATAAGCGGTTAATGCTTTATTTTTAGGTCCTGTAAACATTACCTCTGTTGTATTTGTATTTGAGTCTTCTATAGCAACAACATATTCTTCTGGTATCATTGGCATTTCTTCATTTACTTGTTTTTCCGTATTAGCAATGTGAGTACGAGTAAACATAGTAATTGTATTACCGATTTGTTGTGTTAATTTATCATCATTAATATTTTTAGCTGCTGCTTGAGCTTGTGTTAAAGCATCTTGAACAGCTTTAATATTAGGATCTACTGCACTTGTATCGATATTAAAATCTTCACCTGTATCTGTCATATCTAAAGTAGCATCTACTTCTTCTGCAGGTGCTTCTTCTTCAGCTGCTGCTTCTTCTTCGTCTTTTTTAGCTTCTCTAATTTTAAGGCTATCTAATGCATCTCTAGTTCCTTTAAAACCAGGAATTTCAGGTGCTAATTCTTCTTCATCATCCATCATTTCATCATCCATAAAGAAATCTTTTAAGTCAAATTTTTCATCATTTGGATTAACACCATATTCTACTTCACGACCTGCTTTTTCATAATCTTCATCATCTGATCCTTCAGCTACAGGATCATAATAACTATTGGTTACTGCTGAGCCATCTAATTCAGCCATAATCATTTCTTTAATTTTAGCTTTTAATTCATCTTTAGATGAAGATTTTGGTTTTACTCCTTCTGTTTTAGGTTCTTCAAATCCTTCTCTTAATATTGAGGCTTTGGTTAATTTATTTTCAGTTAAGAATTTTTTGTAATCAAATTTTTCCATTATTTTTGTGTGTTTTGTTATAAATATATTATTTTTTTAGGTTTTGTAGATATTTAAGTGCTTCTTCTTTATTTTTTAATAATTGTTGTTTACCAGAACCATCCCATTTTTCAACATCACCAGCTTCAGTTATAAATTGGTCTTTTTGATTTATTAACTCTTCAAACCAAACTTCAAAATCATTAGTCATTCCATCAACATAATCATTTGTAATTTGTTTTTCAACTTCTTCTAATTTACCTTGTTTACGTAATTCTACTTCAGCATCTACCTGACAATTAAAACAATGACCATACATTATATACCATTGTTTATCTAAGTGAGGTTTTAATGTTTTAGTACAGCAAGGACAAAATAAAGGTAAAATTATACCTTCTTTTGCTTTATCTAATTTTGTGACATTTTGTTTAATTCCATTTTTAATAGTCCATGTACGACTATCCTCTTCCCACACATCTCCTTCACCATGAAATTCTTTGGCTTTTTCATAACCTATTCCCATCGTGGTACTGTCCCCGTATTTACCTTGAACAAGGTTACGTAAACGTTCTACATCACGTTGTTTAAATTCTTTTTTTAAAACTGATTTGTTTTTCATTTATTTCAAAATAGATTTTATTTCTTCTCTAATTAATAAACGTAATTCTTTTTCTTTAGATTCTTTAGTTGCTTTTTTAGTTGGTTTATCACCTTCAAATTTAAAATCAACTTTAGCATTATTCATTACTGTTTTAACTATCTTTTTTGTTGTTTCAATTGATGGGTTTTTATCTTTAGGAAAAATAATTTTATCACCTTTAACATCATAATTTAATAATGAAGTTTTACTAGTTAAAGATTTAACAAAAGCATCCATAGCATCTTTGGTTTTAATAGGAAATTTTTCACCTCTTTGTTTTTCAATAGATGATTTTGTAGCAGGTGATATTTTTTTACCATTAGCATCCATATTACCAAAATAAATTTCCATTGCTTTATTTACATGAGGTTGATTTCTCATACTTGTAATATAAATACCATAATTATCTATATTTTTTAAAGCAGCAATAGCTGCTTCAGTATCTGGTGTTATTATAGTAACATTGTTATCTACTATTAAACGACTTGATTTTCCTTCCTCGTCGTTTTCTCTTAATTTATATTTATAATTCATATTGTTGTAATTGTTTTATTGTATCTGCTGTGTTTTTATGTAATATACCTATTCCTCCTTGTGATACCCATTGTGAAATATTATCTTCTCTATCATCAATAAGTATTCGATCTTTTTTAGAATAATTCTGTTTTTTTTCAGCTGCTGCTAAAATTAATTTAGTACCAGGAAGATTTTTATCTACCCATAATCTTTTTCCAAATCGAGAAGATGCTTTTTTAGATGGTGCAGATAATAGTGAAGGATTATATTTTTTAATATAGTCCCATAACTGTTTTCCATCAGACATCCATTGCATTTCTGACCAGAATTTTTCATCATATGAATCTATAAGATTCCAAAATTTATTTGTACTGTATTTAGCAATATATTCTGAGGGTGTTAAATGTTCTGGATTTAAGTCTTTAAATCTTTTATCAAAATCACATAACACTCCATCCATATCACAATAAATTTTATATTGAGATTGAGGAGATTGTTCTGCTTCCTCTTTAATTTGTTTATATAAATTTGTTAAACTATATTTATACATTTTTAATACTATCCTCCCAGTTACGTAACATCATATTACCTTTTTCATATGCTTCTTTTTCTAATTCTGGTAAATCACCATCTTCATTTGTATTAGTAGTATTAATATTATTTAATCTGTTTTCTAAGTTCTGAAAGTGATGAATCATTTCGTGTGAAAATGAGCGTAAAATATCTTTTGGATGTCTATTTAAAGTAAATAAAGTAATAGATTTTTCTGATGGATTATAATATGCTGTTTTACCTAATAAATTATCTGCATTTTTATTATCATTGTTTATAAATTTTACTTTAGGTAAAGGTTTAATATTTAATCCATTATCAATCATGTATTTAGATAAAAATACGATTCCTCCTTTAAGATCCCAAGTTTTGTTTTGATTTTCTTTAGGATTATTATCGTGATTACATTTATGACAAATGTATAAATCATCTCCACCATCTGCTATTGGCCAATGCCAACCACAATTATCACAAATTACTTCAGTATCAGTTACTATTTCTTGTAATTTTTTTTGACCAGATAGTGTTTGAAGATATTCTTCAGCATTAATACCATCAGGTATCATTGATTGGATTATCTTAATATCATTATTTTTTAAAGCTTTTCTTAAATCAGTAGCACTTAAATTTCCAGCAGCTCCATCATAATTTTTAATAGTAACATTTTGAGGAACTTCTCCAAATCTACCAAAATCTTCTTCTTTACCAAACACTCCTATATATTGTTGATCAGGATTATTTTTAAATAATTCATATGCTGCAGCTACAGGACTTGGAGAAGGAACAGGCAATGATGAATCATCTGATTTTATGACTTTAACATTGGGTGGGAGTTTAATTGCTTTAAAAATATCTAAACTTTGATCAACAGTTATAGGCATTTCATCCTCTAATCGAGTTGTAAGTTTTTCTGCTTCTTTTTTAGTTTTAGGTTTACCTCCTGGTTCTGTTTTTGGTGATACTAATACAATTACTTGGTCAGCATCTTTAGCAGCTGCTTTAATTCTAGCTACATGATCTTTATGTGGTGGTTTAAATTTACCAGGAAATACAGCAATTGTAGAATTTTCTTTTTCTGTTAATAATGGAGTAATTATTTTCATTACTAATGCATTATGTTTTTCTTGTAATGCATTAACTGTATCTAATGATTGTTGTTTTTTAATTCCTTTATCAAGTCCTACTTCTGCATCTCCTACTCTTATATTTTTAGCATACATTCCTTTAAGACGATCTATTGATCTTCTATTTTTGAATTTTTTAATTTTGCTAATTATAGTATCGAATTTATCTTTTTCAATATCAATACCTAAAGCATTTAATACAATTTTAATATCAGAAAATTTATTTGATTTCCATATTGTTTTTCCTCCACCTTTACCTACAGGAACAATACTTAAACTTAATTCAGAAGGATTTAAATTAAAATCATATTCTTCTCCTTCACCCGGTTTTTCAATATCTGATATGCCTAAATCTTTAAATAATTTATTAATTTGATTTTGATCTAATTCAGTAAATACTGCTTTAACTAAACCTAAAGCTAAACCTTGTTCTTGAGCTGGTAGATCTAACATTTTATATGTAAATTTACCTTCTTCTTTTGATGCTGTTACTATGTTATCTATCTGAACATATTCATTTTCTTTTCCATATATTGGATATAATATGGAAACTATAGAACCGTGTATAAAATATTTTTTATTCTTTTTTTGTGGTATTTCAGGAATTTTATTAACTTGTTCTATAAATTTAGCTAAAGTTTGTTTAAGTTCTTTTTTATCTCCTCCAGGAAACGATACAACAACATCTATATCTCCGAATATTTCTTTTTCAGGTCTAGTTCTAACTCCAGTTATAGTATATGATTTATCAAGACCTAAAGGTTTTAGGACATTATCTCTATAGTCACGAATTGTGGCTTTTAAATCTTCTTTTTTAATACGTGATCCGCCTGCTGCTCCACTCATGTTATTTAAATATTACCAGGTACATATGCTTTAGCTCTTCTTAAAGCCTCAGCAAACATTTTTAATGTGTTTTCTTTATCTTCAGGTTTAAGATTAGTTTTAACATAATCCATTAACTTATTATAGTTACTAGTTATATTTAAATCTAATAATTGTTTAGGTTTATATTCATCATTAAATACGTCTATAGCATCTTGAGGTTTACTACCTATTATTTCACCTGTTTCTTTACGAATAAAACCTTTACCATTTTTAAATGTATAACCAGTAGCAGCAAACATAGCTAACATTAATTGTCCTCTATGTAAACCTTTAATTTCAGGATTATCATCTGGTAGTTCAGAATTGTATCTAAATTTTAACCAGTCCATATCTCCTGTATCTAAATCAAGTTGAGCATTTGTTCCTAATTTTTTACCATCAGGTGAATATTGTGGATATGAAAAGTGAATTGTTCCACCATTAGCTGCTTTATCACTTGCATATAAATCATTTCCAGATTCATTAATTTTTTTAACAATTAATTGGATTAATGATTTTACTTGAATTTGTTCATCAGTAGCAGAACGAGCTGCTTTTTTATTTTTTTCATATAAAGTATTATATTCATTTGAGTTAATACTCCATCCTTCAATATCCGCATTTCCATTATTAAAGAAATGTTCAGATGAATATGCTAAATCTACGTCTCCTGATTTTGGTTTTTTACCCGTAGATCCTAACCAATTACTTTTATCACTTAATGATGTAAATGTTGATTTCTTTTTAGGAAAAATACTACTTAAAGTTGATACAAATTTTTCTACAGTTGGTTGTATATTATTTAACAATACATCATCAGTATCATACTCTGTACCCGTAAATACATTACCACCTTCTGTTATTACTTTTTTTAAAATTTCAATTAAAGAAATCATTCCAATATTTTGATATAAATATTAGCAATTACATCCCTATTTGAATTTCAGTAGGAAAATCGTTTGATGTTGGTTTTGGATCTGGGTTTTCTAATTTATATAATTCGTGTATATAACTGAATAATTTAAAATTTTCTTCAATTGAACGAGTTGGTTCATATATTTCCCATCCTTTGCCTTGCATTTTTTCTCCTTTTTTATCGGCTTTATGTTTAGATGATTTTAACCAAATAATACCTACACGTTCAATTTTTTCTTCATATAATTCATTCCAAGCTTGAGCATAAGCTGCTAATTGTAATTCTTGGCTTGTATGTAATGAGTTTGATGTTTTTATGTCTAATAACCATTTTTCACCATTAATTTCTACTACTAAATCACACGTACCTGCAAATATGTACTTATCTGAGAATAAATGGGCTTCACTTTCTATTAATGTTGGTTTATATGTACTCCAAAATTCATGGAATCTTAAAATCATTTGCCATACATAAAATGAATATTGTGAATATCCTCTATCATCAATTAATGATATTTTTTCTCCTAAAAGATATTTTTCAACAGCATCATGTACTTGTGTACCTTCATCTGCTGCTTTTTTCATTATTATATCTGAGTTATGTCCTACATCTTTTAACCAGGTTTCAAAGAATTTATTTTTAGGCATGTACTGTAGGATACTAGTAACTGATGGGTAATAATTACCGTTTCTAGTGTAGTATCTATTATCCATTATTGTTACTCTTTTAGAGGTATCATCAATGTCTAATAATCGTTTAACGTATTTTTTATTAACGTTTACATTTTTTTCAATCATATTTGTAGTTTTTTTTCTAGTAAGTTAGAAAAGGTTAATGGGTAAGTATCTTGAATTAATTTTGTGAAATTTTCAAAACCCATTTCACTAGGGTCTTTATCATTTAAATCTACTAAATAAACTTCTTTACCTTCTTTCATTAATTTTTCACAAAAAGTTAAAGCTTGTTTTTGAGCATCTCTATCTAAAGCTATATATATTTTTTCAACACTAGATTTTACAATCTGTTTCATTAAATTAGATTGTATATTTTTGCCTAGTAACGGAATAGCATTTCTTTTAATGGCTATGGCATCAAATGGTCCTTCACACAATATAAACGGTATTTCCCAATTTATAAACAACTCAAAAGGTATTATGTTACGAGATGCTTCTGGGTTTTTGTATTTTATTATAGAGTCTTTTAAAAATGATCTTCCTGTAAAAAAATTTAATATTCCATTTTTGTCATATGATGGAATTATTATCATTTTAGCATATCTGCCTGTATCACAATATCCAATATTATATTTTATAATATCTTCTTCAGTTATATTTCTTGATTTTAAGTAAGATAAGGCATGTCTACCTATTATATTGGCTTGTGTTATATTAGTTAATAATTTAAATTCTTTAGGTAATTCTACTTTTTGTTCAACAGTAATTTGTTTTTCAATAAAGCCACCTTTTGTTAATGATTTTAAATCAGCAATTACATCAGATGATAAAGGAAATGATTTAAGAATTTGGTATATTTTTTTACCTTTTTTATCACAAGCCCAACAATGCCATTGGTTTTCTCCCTTTTCGTTTTCGTTAAAATTAATTTCTAATTTTGGTTTATGATGTTTACAAAAAGGACATTGATAAGCATAATTTCCTCTAGAAGTGGGTTTACCAGTTCCTAAAACAGAATTTACTAATGCTATCAAGCTTTGATTTAACATAACCTAAATATAATAAATGAAATTTGGATAACCAAGTTCAAATTATTTTATTTTGTTTATTTTATCTTTAGCTGCTTGTGCTTTAGTTTTAATTTCTTCTTTTGCTTTTCTAATTTCTTCCATTGATGATTCAACTTCTTTAAGTTGATCTTCAAAACCTTTTAATGCTTCACCAGCTAAACGATTTGCTTCAGATTTATTTTTATATACACCTAAAGTTTCTTCTGCTTTAATATCATCAAAAACAGTAGCTTCTTTAACCATTTCTTCTTTAGTCATACCTTTTTTAGGTTTACTAACTACAAAAAATTTACCAATTTCGTCTACTGGATTGTGTGCTTCTTCTTGCATTAACATATCCATAGCTTCATTAATTAATTCATCTATTGTTGAAGTACCAGAAGCAGCTGTATTTGGATTTTTAAATATAATATCTCCTTCAGGTGTAACATCAGTTATAATAACATTAATAGCATACATACCTAATGAAGAATTAATTTTATCTGTTTTTTTCAACAAAGATTTAAGTTCTTGAGGTAATCCTAAAGAAACAATAGTATTGATACGATCTAATGATGTTTTTGGTTGATTTGAAGTTTGACCTGTACTTCTTGCATTTAATGCAGCGTGTAAATCTTTTGAAATATATAAAGTATATTTACCTTCTTTATTTTTTACTAATTTGAAATCTCCTTTAAAAGCATCTCTTACACTTTTAGGAAGTTTAACTGTAGATGGAATAAATCTTCTTCCACCACCACCTTTAATATTACCACCAATATTGAAAACTTTTCCACCAGCTCCGGCTTCATTTATTACGTTTTGAATTTCTTCGTTGATTAATTTTCTTAAATCTGTTAATTTCATGTTTATAAATATTATAAAAAGTCCTTGCTGTAAAATTTTCCTAAAATATTGTCGTTAAACCATTTATCAGGATTTTCTAACACACCATGAGTAAACATATATTTACACTCATAGTATGTTAGTAATTTTTTATTGGGTACCAACTGTAGTATCTGACGGGTAAATTCCTCTTGTTTACCGTCCTTTATCAGTGCTAGGATTGGTTTTGCGGACCCAAAATATGTTTTCCAATCGGATTCTTTTTTAACAACTTCTGTTAATACTTTTCGTCCTCTTGTTACGGGCATTTCTGCTAATTCTTTTTTGGTTAATTTGCGCTTTACGTTGTGATATAGCGATTTTTTCCCTAAATACGATATTCCACTCGGAGTATGAGTTACCATGTATATATACCCAAAAGTGTCGGTTGGGAAATCATCCAGGGATATTATTTCTTTATTTTCATATAACCAATTATTCATAATTTATCTATCTATATTAATAAGTATTGTAGTATCTGTTGTAGGCGATGAAGGTAAAGGTTGTGATAATTTTCCTATTGCTAATAAATTTTGATCTTCATCATATAGTCCTACTGTTGTTATATAAGGTGAAAATAAAGATGATGTTACATAACTATATGGTATACCTTCAGAACCTGAGATTATTGATGGGTTTAAACTAAAGTTAAATTCATTTTCTCTTGCTGTACATTTATATTGTGTTTCATAAATTGTTAGAGATGATGAAAATGAACAAGTTACATTAGATGATGTTACAAAGTTTTTAATAACTAATTCATCAGTAAAATTACCATATAATGAATATCCAAATACTGCAGATCCGTATAAGTTAGAAGATCCAGGTGATGAATTACTAGTTATTATTGCTAAACCATGAGAATAAAATATTTGACCACAGATTTTTTGAGTAGAAGAAAATATTAAATTTCCTTCTCCATCATCATAAACCGAACCACTATCTGCACTCCAATTAAATGAACCTGGTTGTATTTGATTTCCAAATAAATTTACTGGGATTGATA